GACTGCTCAGGTCTATTAGCCACGAAGATTCAACTCCTGCTAACTTTCCCATCAAGGGAACATCCGTTGTAAAACCTTTTAAAGTCTCATAGCGGAATAGTATCTATTATACTACTTTTTCTTTACTGCTGCTTTCTTCGCTGCTGGTCTCTTTACCACCTTAGCAGCCTTAACTGCTGCGTCTACGTCTTCAACAGATGGCAACTTGCCAAATGCCTTGTCGTTAGGGTTAACTGCTCTGATTGCAACGGGCACGATGGCTCCAAGCAATGCATAAGCAAGTGTCTGTGGATCTGTTACGCCTGCAGCGTAAAGAGCAATTGCTGCACCAAGGACTGATCTTCCGTATGATGCTAGTACTGCTTTTAGTTGTGTTGTATTCATAATTTTCCTCCTAGGATATTATTTTTGTTAGTACTGTAAAACCAATCCATAAACCAATAATTCCTGCGACTCCCGCAAAAACTGGTGGTGCTGGAACTGGCAATTTGAATGCAGCAAATACTACACCACATCCAAAACCTGTTAGTATTGATAGCAATACATCTTTCATTAGTAGCCCTCATCTCTCTATTTTACCATAGTAGATTCTGGTATATTATTATATTTTTTAATAAATCCTATCGTGTGGTCTATTGCGCCTTGATCCCCTCCAGGAAATATAACCTCCTGTACCCCATTTATGCTTAATGCTTCCATTCTGCTAAAAAGTTCTTCATGGCTAAAAAGGCTTCCATCACTAGCAGTGTGGGGCATCATTACCATAACTTTTTTGTTTTTAATATCGTACCTATTTTCTTCAAAATGAGAGTAGTCAATTATCATTTTACTATTATATTTTGCTGCTACATCAAATGCAAAGTTGTTAGTAATTGAAACATAATAGTCTAATCCATGATGATCCATACTTTCTAAGACATGTATGTATTCTTGTAGATATTTTGATTTTTCTGCTCTTTCTGAAGAATCATTTACTGGCCCAACAATTCCTCCACAATCTTTTTCCTCTTCTTTGGTCCAACCAGTTACAAAGTTTATTTGTAATATATTTTTACAAAATAAATTATTAAAGGTTTTTCCTATTTGAGAAAGAAGTTGTGGAGATATATTGTAGGGTCTAACTGCAACCATATGTTTAATATTTGTTTCTGGCATTTGTTTTATAATTGATAAAAATGCACTATCATGGTTGGCACTGTATGTATGAAGTACTCCATCAAGACCTATTAACTCTAACTCTTTTATAAGTTCAATGTTAGATGTAAAAAGATAAATTTTCATGTTTACAAATTTTCATGATCTTCTGGTAGCAATTTCTTTAGTTCTTTATATGCCCCAGAAATTTTCTTCATTGAATTGTAGTTAGGCTCTGCCCCCATTAGGTCTCCATATGCATCAAAATATACCACTTCAGGCTCAATATCAGTAATAAACTTATTTAATGAGGTTTGAACATTTTCTATATATTGATAAGCCCAATCTCTAGAATCTGAAACAAATTTTAAAAATGCTTCTGATGATGGGTCTTCTAATTTATTTTTTTTATCTGATAACTCTAACAACTTTTCAGACAGTATCGTCTTATCTAAGTGGGCTTTTATAAGTTCCAAAGTTGTTGAAGAAAGTTTTACTTTTAACTGTACATTTTTAAATATTAAAATAAAAAATAATATAATAAATAAAGCAAATGCTACAAACTCAATCATAATTCTTTACCGCCTTCTCTAACTAATAAAACAATTGCTCCATTTTCCTCAAGGGCTTTTTTTGTGCGAATCATGTACTCAACAGCCTGCTTTCTTTCTTCTCCAGAAAGACTCATAAATTGTTTTTCACTTGCTTTTACTGTTAAAAAATTGTCATGATCAATGATCTGAAGTTGAAATCCATCAGGACCTTTTATTGATCGAAATGCTCGCCTCATTGAATCTGTATACATTTTATTGCTCCGTTGTTAGTCTTTGCCAAGTATTTGCCCAGTCTGATTTAGACTTATGCTTTGAAAATTCTTTAGACAATTGTCCACCTTCAAGATAAACTCCGCCCCATACACCCCACTCTTTTTGTGAAACGCCAACAGCAAAACACATCTTTGAAACAGGACAGTTAGAGCATAACTTTTCTATTGCTGGCCTTAGTAGTTCATCATCTTCATACTTTTCAAAGAATAAGTTTGTATCATATTCTAAGCATAATGCTTCATCTTTCCATTCATGCTTTGGCATACTAACTCACAAACTTGTCTGGTATATCCCATCCGTTCGTAGAAGGCACAAACCGACGCTGTAGATGCCACTTACCATCCACAAATGCCCCCTGTGGGGCTGTTCTACCCTTCTCAGAAGGATAAGAGTTAACTACTGTCCAGCCATCCCAAAGTAAAGTTTTATTTTCCTTTACAATTTTTTCCATTTGTTCTAATGAATTGATTTGCATCATTCTCTCCTAGTATCTAAAAATGCCGTATTCGACATTATTTGTTTTTGCTTCATCCACAAGCCTTGAGACCTGTTCTTTTTCTTTACTTAAAAAGGCAAAATAGTTTAAGTCTAAAATATTATCTGATATCCACAAAGGTGGAACAGGTTTATATTTAATGCCTTTCCCACGAGCCTTTAGTCCTCGCTCTGATAAGTTTGCAAACTCCATCGCCATAGAGTTAATGTTTGCTGGTCCTGCAGAATATAAGTAGAAGTATGGATCCTCTTCACTTAAAGAAGACATGCTTACTGCCATGGCTCTAAGAAAAACCTGGTAGTCATCAAAACTACTAGTTCCTTGAATCCCCACTATCATTTTTATTCCCATCTCTAAGTTGATCCATTATGAACAACATCTTATCTAATTGTATCTTATCCATACCCATTGTGTCAACTAGGGTTGCATTGGCTCCGTCTATTTCAGTTCCGTTCATTTCTGCACAATAGAAGGTTCCATCTTTTACAAAGTATGCTTTATTGTCAAAAATAACAACTTTTATATTTGTTCTCTCTTCATGCTTACTAGACTGAGTAATCATTTTCTTTTTATATTTTTTAATTTCTGGAAGCAAAGGAAGAATCAACATGTGAATACTACTTTGACTATACCTGGGCATATTGTTTTTCTTATCCAGTTTATTATAAGAAATAAGCCTTGTTGTTACAAACATGGCTATCAAAGTTATTGCCGATCCAAGAAAATATTCCATAGTTCCTCCAGAACAATTATACTACTTATCTGAAGAAATAACCCTAATTATTTCTTTTAAAGTTGTTTGGCTTTCTTTACTTAGTTTTGACAATTCTTCATCATCTAACGCTTTTTCTGTCAGGGTGACCATTGGATTTTTTTCTGTCACATCCATATTTAAAAATCCTTCGCTCCATAAAGACATGGTTTCACGAGAAAAATATGTAGAAACTTCATTATGAAGTTCTGGACTAACCTCAACTAACTTGTCTGTAAAGTTATACATTGGCTCACCTGTTTCAATATCTATACCAGCAACCTCAAGGGCTCCTGACAAAATCAACTGGTCTATAGCATCATCTTCATCTTTAAAGTTCATTAGCGTACTCTCCATGTCATTCTTGTTGGACCCTGATCTATCAATTGGAACATGTGATGCTCATACTGATCTTTAAGTTGATCGTATATATCAGGACTTACTTCCTTTAACTTATCAGTTATTGTATATAGCATTTCTCCAGTTACTTCATCTATACCCTGAAATTCTACGGCACCCTGAAGCATTAAATGCTCAAGCAAAGCGTCCGTCTGTAGACTCACTACTTACCTGACTTGGCTCTTGCCTTAGCAAGTGCTTTAAAATCCTTAACCTTGGTATCTCCAAGATATCCCCAAGCATAACCATCATTGATCATCATGTCATTAAGAGATACTGTGTTCCCGTCTACATATACCCAGCCTAAAATGCGACCATATTTTTCAGATGAGTCCATCTTCTCAGTCTTAATGATGACAGACTTAGCATCCTTCAGAGACTTCTTTAGGTATTCCTTGGCTTCTAGACCAAGAGCCTTCTCAGCAAGATCCTTTGTGCGAGACTCAGGGGTATCAATACCAGCCAATCTTACACGGGATGCAAACAAGATATCAAACCCTAAATCAATAAGAACATCGATGGTATCTCCATCTACAACATTCTCTACTTTTCTTACATAATATTCATACATTAGTAATCCTTACCCTTAGACTTGTTCTCAACAAGTTTTTCTCGTTCATCAATGATACTGATCATAAAAGACATCATCTTGCTGTATCCTTCTGGAGTAGACATTACATTATTATAGTGGTGACCACAAAATAGAATGTCTCCATTTATGCCTGTAACCTTAACCAAGGCCTCAGCATTACATTTATCACATCGATCTAAAGGTGATAGAAGCCAATCTTGCTTTATTTCATCTTTAATCATTGTAAACATTATACTACCGCTTTCTGTTATCTGTGGAATAAAATCCACTACCGTTGAATACTGCTCCTACATTAGAGTATACACGAACCAAGGGCATATTGCAAGTTTCGCAATTATACCCTGGATCATTTTCTTTAATAGATCTTTCTTTTGTATATCTTTTACCGCAAGGCATACAGTCGTATTCGTATGATGACATTTATTTAGATTTTTTCTTTTCTTTTACATACCAAACTGGAAGATTTAGTTCATCTCCAAGCCATTCATATCCAAGTGTTTTGACAACAAAACGAATAATCTTAATACGCATTACTTTACCTTCTTTCCAAATCTTGCCCAAACTCTTTCATGTAGGAAGTAACCAATGGCTTCCCAACCAATATAAAGTAGAGCACCAAGACTTGCGTACTCCCATTCACCAGTAAATAAATAAATGACACCTGCTACACCAACAAGGTGAAAAGTTTCCCAACTTGCTGTTTTTAGTAGTGTTCTTTTAGTTGATTCCATTTACTTTACTTTCTTTACTACTGGTTTAGCAGACTTTGCTGGTGCTTTCTTTACTGCAGGTGCAGGGACTGCAACTTTATTTAGTAGTGGTGCATCTTCTTCGCCAGCATAAACTGGACGGCCCCAACCAACAATTCCATTGAGCAACTTCTTTTTATTATTCTTAACATATGCACGAGTTTTTTCTACGCACATTCCGCCATTGCGCTGATCTCCCTTTGCAGTTCCTGAAGTGTTTCCTTCAATAACTTGAATAGTTCCATCACCATTATTCTTAATACAAATACCAACATGTGAAATACGATTTACACCATCATCTGGAAAATCAAAATAAATCCAGTCTCCAGGAGTTGGGTCATCATTACGAGCATCTGACCAACGATCATTCTTTTTAAACCAATCTGATGCTGCTACTGTTGATGCAGACTTTGGATACTTCTTTGGGTTTAATCCTGATGTGAATGCACACCAAGAAACAAATGATTGACACCATGGTTGAAAATTCATTCCAGTCCATTTACCATACTTTGTTTCATTATCTTTAGGGCCTTCAATTGTGCCCACTTCTTTCTTTGCAACCTCTATAATTGCTTCTAAACTACCTTTTGCTGCCATGATATGCCTCCTTATTGACATGTGCTTCTATTATATCACGCTGCCCCACCTGGCCTCGATCCAGGGACATCCGAATTAACAGTTCGGCACTCTACCAACTGAGTTATAGGGCAAGGCAGGCAGTTTTAGTCATGCCTAGGACTCAATACATTACTTAGTTATATATGGAAATCCCAAAACATTTAAAAGACTTTTTGAAAAATCAACAAATGTTTTAGATCCTTTATTTTTTACATATGAAGTTGCTGCGATTGCTGTAGAAACAGATGTCCCACTTAGGGTCACAACGTGTCCTTTATATGTTTTTGTATCTGCTGTACCTAAAGAAATTACATCAAGGCCAAGCCCCCTATTAGTATAGGGTGCAAGTTCTGTAAGGTTTGGACGGACTGCGCCTACTCCAATAGCCTCAGTTATACATGCTGGGAAGCCAACTGGAGCAATGCTCTTTGCATTAGAGTTGTTTCCAGTGCCTGCAAATACTGGAATGCTAGATAGATTTAGTAGTGATACAGCGTTAATAGCACGAAGACCAACATCTTTTAGTTCTCCAGTACCAGAGCATGCATCAATATTATTTTTTGAATTTGAAGATTGGCTAATTGATACTGCATCAATTCCATACTTAGCAGCATTCTTAGATACCCAGTCCATTCCTAAAGATAAAGTATTTGTTGTTATTCCAGAGTTTCCAAGTGCTGTAATATTTGCAACTCTAACAAAAACAATCTTTACATCTGCATCTACTGATAATGCTACCTGTGTCATGTTATAACCATGATATGTGGCATTGTTCATGCTTGTAGGCCATACCTTACTAACTGCTGACCCCTTGCCTTCCATAAACAACTCTCCATTTGGACATGCCATATCAGTTGAATCAGTAAAACATACTTCATGAATTACAGATTTTACTTTATTAGAATCAATTGCAGTATCAATAATCGCTAAGACTTTTTGATCTTCTGCTTGTGCTGGCTGAACTGCTGTAGCCAAAAGTGTTACTGCTAGTAATGCTAGGATTATCTTTTTCATTTTATCTCTTCTCTTTTTAAGATATCATCAATCTGATGACATGACAACAGGGATCTCCGCCTTCATCCCATTCTGCTATTTCTTCTTCACTCATGTATTGGTATCCACCATCATGAGTATTGCAATACGGTTCGGTTACCCATCCCCGCTCAATTCCATTAGTTAACCAGATACCAAACTCTTGGTCTTCTGGTGACAAGTCGTCGTGATTATGGTTCATATAATAAGTATATCCTTAAAGGCTAACTATGTCAACTGGACCCATGCATGAAGGGTTAAATTTAATTGCTGCACTTACTGCTTGGAATACTCTATTTCTTGCATTTTTCTGCTTATCTGTTGCATACAAAACACCATAAGCATACTCTGCTCCTGAACCCATACATAAGTACGGCAAAGTATATTTAGATAAAGACATATCTGCAGAACTATGCTCATAGATTTCTCCACGAACAGCGATGATTAAACCAAGGTCTCCGTCTTTGGATGTGTCAACCCAGAAATCATTATAGAATTCTCTGAGTTCTTTAATAAATCTTGTTTGCATAAACTTATCTGTATCTTTAATATTGGGAGGGGTTGGTTTAAAATTATAACGGATTCTTTCTCCGTCCATTGACCCTGCATATCCAATAAGATAAGGACCTATCTTCCAAACTTTTGGGGCATCAAGTGATAAGATAGTTCCGTCGTCTGAAGCACCACGATCACCAGCCATGTATACTTTATCTTCATGTCTTACTACAGCAATACAGGTCATAGCGAAGCCCTCTCCAGATAGGTGATACTCAAGTATACCATTGCCCAGGGAGGGCTGTCAACTACAAACTACAATGACTAATTAGCCTTTTTATCTACCGTTTTAAACGCATCATTGATCTCTGCCAATGTGAGTTTTCCATCGTCCAAAAAAGCCCTTGCCAGCCTTTCTACGACTGTTGCTACGCCTAATAGTCCTGCTAAGAATACTGCCTGCATTGTGTCAATTCCAACTACTGCTCCAGCACCAAGTACTGATAGACCAGATGCTGCAAAGACTGCTAAAATTCTCATCAAGATATTAGTTACTGCCTTTTGTGGATGCTCTTTCTTAGGAGGCTCTACTATCTTTTTAGTTGCCATATTTAGTCCCCCTCTCTATTTCTTATTGGACTTGTGATTATCCAAAGAGTTGTAGTCCCTATGATTCCATAGCCAACTATTGTTTTTGCACTACCGTCTAATACTACCCAGGCAATAAACATTCCAAGAAGGGTCCATGCCTGATCTATTAGATCTTTTATTATATTTTTTATTATTCTTACCATTTTCTTCCTCCTCTTGAACCTGGTGAGTTGGCTCCTGAGCCCCCACCAGAACTTCCTCCGCTACTTGAACCTCCTGTAGCGCCACCTGCTGCTACTGCTGCTGCGTTGATTGCTGCACCTGTTGCAACAACTGTGGCCACAACCATATCTGTTGCTTCTTCTCGTTCTTCCTCAGTCATATCAGCACCAATACTTCCAAGTGCTGCAAGGGCTGCTCCTGGATCAGTAAATGCTGCTGTTAATAATGCTCCTGGGTCTTGAACTAATTCTATGTTTGCAGCAACCTCTGCTGTAATTACAAGGGCATTTCCATTTTCATCTGTACGAACTTCAATTGGTGTTTCAGGTGGCAAATCTGAATATGAAACTCCAGATGCCTGAACTTGTGCTGCAGAAATAGATTCCCCTGGCTTAAGGTCTTCTATTAATGCTGCTACTACAACTTCTTTTTGTTCTTCAGTTAATTCTTTTCCGTCTTTTGCCTCTTCAAGTATTTCTTTTAATTCTTCTTCAGCAGCCTTTTCTTCTTCTGCAATAGCAGCCAATTCTTCTGCAATTTCCGCTTCTTCTTCTGCTATGGCTGCTTCTTCTTCTGCTAGGGCATTTGCTATTTCTTGTTCCATAGCCTCTTGCTCAGCAGCAATTCTTTCTTCTTCTGCTTTAGCATTTGCTTCTTCTTGTGCTTGTGCTTCTTCTTGTGCAATACGGTCTGCTTCTGCTTGTGCATCTGCTTCCATCTGGGCCTGTGCTGCAGCAAGTTCTGCTGCTATACGATCAGCCTCAGCATTTGCATCTATCTCTGCTTGTATCCTTGCTGCTTCTTCAGCCATTGCTGCTTCTTCTTCTGCAATCTTGGCAGCAAGTTCTGCTGCAATTCTATTTGCTTCTGCGTTGGCTGCAGCAATTTCTGCAAGCCTATTTGCTTCTGCCTGTGCTGCTGCTGCTTGTTGTGCAATTAATGCTGCTGTTTCTGCTTGTATTCTTGCTGCTTCTGCTTGTTGTGCTGCTGCTTGGGCTGCAACTTGTGCTGCAATTTCTGCTTCAGTTGGTCCAGTAGGTGCTACTGTAACTGGCCCTGGTGCTGGGGTTGGTGTTGTTACAGTTGCTGTTTCGCTAGGGGTTGTAACTGTTGTTGTTTCAGGTGTAGGCGTTGTTACAGTTGATGTTTCAGAAGGACTAGGGGTTGGTGTTGGTGAAGGCTCTGGGGCAGGTGCTACATATGTAGAACCAGTAACAACATTTGAATTTGCAGAGTAGAGGGCAAAGGTATCGTTATCTGATCTAATATGAAATGACCAGACTGTTCCTGCTGGCATAAGTCCATTTAGCAAGGAATGATCAATTGTTATTGTTGTGTTTAAAGAATTTGGTCCGCCAACATTTCCAGTTGCAATTCCCCAACCATTGCATCCAGAACAATTAAAACTTATTGCATATCTTTCTGGTTGAGTGTTTCCAGTGTCTGGTGCTTCCCAGACCAATACTGTTGATGTCTCATTGCTAGATATAGTTAAATTTCTTGGTGGTCCTATTGTTTTTACTACTGGTGCTGCTTGAGATGTAAAGGCTTCTGCTGGGATGATCTGCATTGATCCAGATTGATTCCAGTAAAGTTTTACATTTGCTCCCCCGCCATTTTCATAATACATTAATTCTATTGTTTTAGGGACTCCTGCTATAAAGGATATGGGGGCAGTTGTAGTTCCTCCGCCACCTTTGTCTACCCAGTCATTTGCTACTAAAACTCCATCAATGTATAGTTTTGTTCCGTCATCTGCTGTTGCTAAAAATGATATGTCTTGAGTAGAATCGCTTCTAATTGACCCCGTAAATCGTACGATAACATCTTCTGACGGGCCACCTAAGACGCTACCACTACCCCATTGGAAGTCAATGTTGGGTACGTTTGTAGTTACTACTGGAGAGGCTCCCTGGGGTATGTAGGGAGAACCGTTTTGTCCTAATACATTATAAACTTGAGCAGTCAAACCTTCTGTTGCGTGGGCTTTGTCAAGACCTATAAGTAGGGGAAGTAGAGCCAGTGATAACACCAGTGATACTCTGAATAATTTTTTAATACCTCTTCCCCCTTGCAGACCTGATGTCTGATAGGGTTATTATATCATTTTATTGCACAAAAAAGGCAGGGAACTTATGTTACCCTGCCCTTAATGTTGGATTAAATTACTTCTTTAGTGCAACCTTAGCCTTTGGATTAGCCTTGTTCCACTTTTTAGCCAACTTGTTATAGTCAGCCTTTGCTTTTGCTGCTGCTGCGTCTGCAAGAGTCTTAGCAGTTAGCGCTTCTGCTGAAGCACTAGCCTTAGCAAGCAAAGCCTCTGAAAGAGCCTTATCTGACAGTGCCTTATCAGCCTTAAGTGTTGCAACTTCTGCTTTAAGACTATCAAATATTCCCTGCATTGCACTGATCTGTGCAGCAAGTGATGCAAGAGTAGCGTTTGTGCTAGAAGAAGAGTTTGACACTCTTGCTTGAGCAGTTACTAGAACTTGACCAGCAAGTGGCAATGATGTTCCACCTGTTGCTGAAATAGTTACAGTGTTTTCTGTCAAAGGCATAAATACCTTGTATGACTTAACTGTATCTGTATCAGTTGTAATTGATGTTGCTGTAAGAACATCTGAACCTGAACCAAATGCATAGGTTGAAGTAATTCCACCTGTAGCAAATAGATTAGCATGAGTCTTTCCAGATACTGGAAGACCTGCTGCATCAAGAACCTGTACCTTAAGGGTTGCTGCTTCTCCTGGAAGGTATACTTCCTTATCAAATGACAACTTAACTGTTGATACTGCTGATTCTACACGAGCAGCAACTGGAACAGAAACAATAGTTCCTGCTGAGTTCTTGACTGTAATAGTTGCTGATCCTGCCTTGATGCCAGTAACTGTGAATAGTGCTTCACCGTTTACGATTGTTGCTGCTGTACCTGAATCAGATACTGTTGTAATATCGCTTGAATAAGCGTAAAGTGTTCCAGCACCGACTGTTACGCCTGATGCATCCTTTGCAACTGCCTTTACAGTAGTTGTGTTTGCTCCAACTGCGATAACAGGCTTAACTGAAGTTGCTACTATTGTAGCAATATCTCCGTAGAATGTTACTTTCTCTGTTGCAATTACTGTTCCTGTAAGTGTTGAAAGAGTGATTGTTCCAACTCCTGCTGTCCCGTCAGCAAATACACCAATGTAGTTTCCTGTAGGAATTACCAGTGAACGACCAAGAGCAGAGATGGTTGTAGCGTTTGTGCCATATCCAATCAAACCTGTTCCTGAAACTGTTGCAAGAATTGATTCAGTTGCTGGACCGCCTGCTGCATTCCTAGGAGTAACAACAATAACTGCTGCTGCATCTGTAGATGTTGCCTTTGCTGCATAAACTGAAGCATCTGTTGTTGCACTTGTGACTTCTCCTGCATTTAGGATTGATGTTGTATTTGAAGGAAATGGAGTTATATCCGCTGCCTTCACTGTTACTGTCCAAGATGCTGTTGGTCCATTGACTGGGCTAGTTGTTAAAATCTTAGCCTCATATGTTCCTGCTACTGTTGGAGTGCTCAAAGTTACCAAAAACTTTGCTGTTACATATGTTGGAGTATTAATTGTTGAATTAATATTTGCTAAAACATTACTGCCTGCAATTACTACTGAGGCTGTTGATGTTTCTAGAAGTGATAGGGTTGCAGACTTTGCTGATCCCGCTGGTTGTGAAAACATAGCAGAGATCACTGTTGCAGTGTCTGCTGATGTTTCTGAAATAAATGACAATGTTACTACTGCTGTTGCGGTATCTCCAGCGACCACAACATCTGTTGCTGAGTCAATTGTTAGAGTTGGTGCATTAACAGCAGCACTTGTCGGAAGTGCTGTTAGTACGCCAAAAGACATTGCTGCAGCGATGCCTAGGGCGATTTTTTTAAATGAATTCATTTTGCTCCTTATTTATAATAGATTGAATCTATCCAAATAGTCTTTTACATCATTTGGCATAGGTTTATATTGTATCACATTGTTGTTATTGGTGTCAACCTGCTTAGGTCGATCACTAATAGTATGGACTTCAACCACTTGGTTTTGGTCTTTTGGGGTATGGGATATAGCCCCAAATATTGCCCCACACACTGCATCTGCTAAGTCCTTAGACTTTTTGCGTGGGTGGTCAACTCTATTATTTTTCATAATCTTTAACTGTGTTAGTTCATCAAACAAAAGTTCTATAGATGGCATAGCAAGTCTTTCCTCATATACAAGCATTGCCATATCTTCATAATGTTTCTTGGCAACAGAAACGGTATCAGTTCTCATTCCTACCTGTTTTAATTCATTTTGAATATCAAAGGATTGCCAACGGTCAAATGAAACCATTCCAATATTAAAGCCAAGCCTTCTAAGATTTTGAATCCACT